TAGAAAAATAATTCTTGACAACTTGGTAAAAACAAAGTATAATATATGCTCTTATTTGATTGGAAAAAGGTTTTTGATACGGCAGAGGGCAATATTGCTACCTGCAACTTGATAATGGAAATGTTAATAAAACAACAGGTTCCTCAAAACAAGTACGACCCTATCTATAGATACTCACAGAAAAAGTTCAAGGGAAGTAGTTTTCTGCTTCACGGGGACTTTCTGCTCTTCAATTCTTATAAGTACACACAACGAGAATTATGCGTATATTACGCTCTAGCTTCTCTTAGAAGTTATACGGATTATGTCGCATATAACAAACTAACACTAGATCCGCTGCATTGTCCAGTAGATTTAGATGAAATTAACGATAATAGGCTACTCATAGTATTACCGGACGAAATAACGTTCATCTATGAAGAAGTCACACTGGAGACTATACACTAATGGCACTATCATTTAACAAACAAACTGGCGGAGCCCAGAAATCATCAATCTCATCCTTTCAGTATAAAGACGGCGATAACAAAATGCGTATCGTTGGCGACATTCTTGCTCGCTATGTTTACTGGATTACTGGTGAGAATGGTAAAAACATCCCTATGGAATGCCTATCTTTCGATAGAAATTCCGAGCGATTTAACAACGTAGAGAAGGATTGGGTACGAGAGTACTACCCCGACCTAAAATGTGGCTGGAGTTATGCAACTCAGTGCATTGACAACGGAGAGATTAAAGTAGTAAACCTTAAAAAGAAGTTGTGGGAGCAGATTATTACTGCTGCTGAAGACTTGGGTGACCCTACGGATCCTGAAACTGGCTGGGACATTTGTTTCAAGCGAGTAAAGACTGGACCTCTTCCTTACAATGTAGAGTATCAACTACAGGCACTCAAGTGTAAGCCTCGTGCGCTTACTGAAGACGAGTTGACAGCTATTGCTGAACTGAAATCTATGGACGACGTTATGTCTCGTCCTACTCCAGACGCTCAAAAAGAGTTGTTGGATAGAGTTCGTAACCACGGCGAAGAGACTGACGACGAAGCATTAGACGCGGAGTTTAATGTAGGATGATTCTCTTCACGGCTGACTGGCACATTAAGCTGGGACAAAAGAACGTACCAGTAAAGTGGGCTACAAACCGTTATCAGATGTTCTTTCAACAGATATATGAACTGGAGAAAGACTGTGCTATGCATATTATAGGAGGCGATCTCTTTGATCGTCTTCCGAATATGGAAGAGTTGGAGCTTTACTTCTCGTTCATTCGAGGAGTAAAGATTCCAACAATTATTTATGACGGAAACCATGAAGCTACTAAGAAAAATAAAACATTCTTTACACAGCTTAAACAAGTTTCTCGAGATATAAACCCTTTAATCAATGTAGTAGATATTTCATATGTTGATAAAGATCTTGGATACGGCATATTGCCTTACGCAGACCTACATAAAAAGGGTAGCATTGAACATTTTGATACGACAAAGCCTTTATTTACACATGTTAGAGGAGAGATACCACCGCATGTAAAACCGGAAATCGACTTAGACTTACTAGAAGATTTCCCTGTTGTGTTTGCAGGAGACTTGCACTCTCATAGTAATACACAGCGTAATATTGTATATCCAGGTAGCCCTATGACTACCTCTTTTCACAGAACTAAAGTAAAAACAGGGTATTTACTTATTAACGAAAAAAACTGGACGTGGCTCTGGGAAGAGTTTCACTTACCACAACTGATTCGTAGAACAGTTACAAGTAGTGAAGAAATGACTGCTACTGAATTTGATCATACGATCTATGAAGTAGAAGGAGATATACAGGATTTAGCAGGTGTGAAGAACTCAGAGCTGTTAGATAAGAAAGTAGTAAAACGTAAGTCAGAAGCATCTCTCATCATAGATAAAGAGATGACAATACAAGAAGAATTAGTTGAGTATCTAACATATATACTCGAAATTAACCCTGATAAAGTGCCGGACATCATAGGAACATACAATGATTACACTACAAACATTGAAATGGGATAACTGCTTTAGTTATGGTTCCGGCAATGAGTTACAATTAAACGATAATACTGTTACACAGATCCTTGGTACTAATGGGATGGGCAAGTCGTCCATCCCATTAATCATTGAAGAAGCGTTGTATAATAAGAACTCAAAAGGAATCAAAAAAGCAGACATTCCTAATCGTTATGTTAATAATGGTTATAATATTTCTTTGTCTTTTACGAAAGACGAGGATAGATATGAAATTACGGTAAACCGTAAAACAAGTATAAAAGTAAAACTCGAAAAGAACGGCAATGATATCTCTAGCCATACGGCTACAAACACATATAAGACGTTACAAGAGGTTCTTGGAGTAGACTTTAAAACATTTTCGCAGCTAGTATATCAAAATACGAATGCGAGTTTGCAGTTTCTTACTGCTACAGATGCGAACAGAAAGAAGTTTCTGATCGATCTTTTACACTTAGAAAAGTACGTTGAATTATTCGAAGTATTTAAAAGCGCTTCAAAAGATGTTTCTAGTAGGTCAGCTACCATAGCAGGGAAACTTGCAACAGTAGAAAAATGGTTAAAAGATAATAAATTGAGTGATACATTCATACTACCCATGTTGGATTTACAAATTGATACATCTGAAGATGAGAAGGCTTTAAGTTCTCTCATGGTAGAAATTGAAAATATCTCGGAAAAAAATAAAAAAATCAATACGAATAATCAGTACAAGAGACTGTTAGACCAAATCGATATGTTGGCTATCAGAAACTCTACAGTAACTCAGTATGAATCTTATGATGAGTTACAATCTGAGTTAGGGTCTTTACAAGCAGTCGCTACGGGTGCTCAACGGACTCTGAAAAAATTAGAACAATTGAAAGAAGTATGCCCTACTTGTAAGCAACCTATCGATGTTTCGGCAGAGAAGGCTATGATTGCAGGCGAACGCGATAAACTTCTATCTGCACAGGAGAAGATTGATGGGATTAAACCTCGAATTATACAGATTAAAGAGAACAATGCAGAATTCGAACGCAATGAAAAAGCTGGTAGAGATCTTGAAGATTTGCTACGATCTTTCGACAGAAGCCTTCCTACGTCTATCTTGGATCAGGAACAGCTTGAAGATCAGCTACAGAGTGTTCAAAGCAGACTACACGACGCAAAAAGAGAACTCGCAGAAAATGCGGCAGAAAACGAAAGACGAACAAAGCTAAACACTCGTATTCAAGTAATTGAAGAGCAGACAGCAGAGTTTGTTGAGCAGCAGGAAGAGTACGACGGCAAACTTGCAGGAAACCAGAAGCTAGAATCAGAGCTTGATATACTCAAGAAGTCTTTTAGCACTAATGGTTTACTCGCATATAAGATTGAAAATCTAGTTGGAGAACTCGAAGAGTTAGCCAATGAGTACTTAGCCGAATTGTCTGATGGTCGTTTTACGCTTGAGTTTGTAGTATCAAACGATAAGTTAAACGTAGAGATTACAGACAACGGTAACGTAGTAGATATTCTAGCCCTTTCCTCTGGAGAGTTGGCAAGAGTAAACACCGCTACTCTTATAGCTATTCGTAAGCTCATGAGTAGCATTTCAAAGTCTAAAATCAATATTTTGTTTTTAGACGAAGTAACTAACGTACTTGATGATCAGGGAAGAGAGAAGCTAGTAGAAGTACTACTGAGAGAGGACATGAATACTTATATCGTATCTCACGGTTGGTCTCACCCTTTACTTGAAAAAATCGAAGTAGTTAAGGCTGGTAATATCAGCACATTGGAGTAGTATGGGAGCAGGTAGACGTAGAGGGTGGTGGCTTAGAGTTCAGCACTGGGAAGAAGAGGCTTCTAAAGAGGCAAAGCAAGAAGAGGATAAAGATGGTAGACTCAAGAGCGAAGGGAGCGAGAGGCGAGTACCTAGTAAGGGACATGCTGAGGGAAGCGACCGGACTAAAATTTGAAAGAGTACCTGCCTCTGGTGCTCTTGAATATTTGAAAGGGGACTTATATGTCCCTAATCAAAGAAATCATTATTGTATAGAGGTAAAGAACTATAAAGATTCACCGCTGACAGATAAAATATTTACACAACCTAAGACAAATAATCTTATTCGTTGGTGGAAGAAAGTTGTAGTACAGGCGAAAGGTGGCAATCAAATGCCTCTTTTATTTTTTAAGTATGATCGATCTAAAGTATATGTAGTAACAGAGCACTTACCAGAGAATACAGACGAGTATCTGTTTATTCGGTTTTTGAATTGTTATGTAATGTTAGCAGAAGATTGGTTATCAACAGAAGAAGTGGAGTTTATAGGTGGCTTTTAATTTTAATGAACGTACTCTTGATGGAGTACTCATAGTAGACGCATTAAACTTAGCTTTTCGGTGGAAACACCAAGGTAGAACAGATTTTCGTAATGACTATGTAACTGTTGTAAAATCATTGGCAAATTCTTATAATTGTGGCACTGTGATTATTACTGCGGATTGGGGCTCTTCGAGTTATAGAAAGAATATATCTCCAGAGTACAAACAGAATCGAAAAGATAAGTATGCTGAACAAACAGAAGCAGAAAAGCAAGCATTTATTGACTTTTTTGAAGAGTATGAAGAAACATTAGAGCTACTCGCTGAAGATTATAAAGTATTTCGTTTTCAAGGTGTAGAGGCAGATGATCTTGCTGCCCACCTAGTAAAACAAAAAGAGCTGTATAAATTAAATAATATATGGCTGGTTTCCAGTGACCGAGACTGGGACTTGTTAATCCAAGATGGAGTAAGTAGATTTTCTTATGTTACTCGAAAAGAAGTAACAATAGATAACTGGAATGAGCACTACAATGTAACACCTGAGGAGTATATCTCTTTCAAGTGTTTAACAGGAGATAAGGGCGATAATGTTCCAGGTATTAACGGTATTGGCCCGAAGAGAGCAGAACAGCTTATAAGAGATTACGGCGATGCAATGACAATATACGATAACATACCTATAGACGGTAAGTATAAGTATATACAAGAACTAAATCAAAATGCAGAAGTTTTACTAAAGAACTATGAGCTGATGGATTTAATAACATATTGCGATGATGCGATAGGCAAGGATAATATATCCGAAATACAGGAGAGAATGGTTTAATGGATCAGTATCAAAGTTTTATTCACAAGAGTCGTTATGCCAGATGGCTAGATAGCGAAGGTCGTAGGGAAACCTGGGACGAGACAGTAAATCGTTATGTTGATTTCTTCGTAGAAAGAGAGCAGTTGAACGAACAGGAAGCATTAGAATTATTTAATGCTATTCATAATTTAGAAGTTATGCCTTCTATGAGATGTATGATGACCGCAGGAGAAGCACTAAAGCGTGATAACGTAGCAGGCTTTAACTGTAGTTATTTACATATCGATCATCCACGAGCTTTTGATGAGCTTATGTATGTATTGATGTGTGGAACAGGAGTAGGCTTTAGTGTAGAACGTAATTTTATTGCTAAACTACCAGAAGTAGCTGAAACATTCCACAAGACAAGTTCTACTATTGTAGTAAGCGATAGTAAACTAGGTTGGGCGAGTGCTTTCCGTGAGTTAATTGCTATGCTATATGCAGGTAAATTACCTCAATGGGACATGAGCCGTGTAAGACCAGCAGGTGCTAGACTTAAAACTTTCGGTGGTAGAGCAAGCGGTCCTGAACCACTACAGGATCTCTTCCAGTTTTGTGTTGGAGTATTCCAAAAAGCAGCTGGACGTAAGTTAACTAGTATCGAATGCCATGATGTGTGCTGTAAAATAGCAGACATCGTAGTAGTAGGCGGCGTACGTCGTTCTGCATTGATTAGTCTTTCTAATCTTTCAGACCAGCGTATGTCAAAAGCTAAATCAGGTCAGTGGTGGGTAGACCAAGGCCAAAGACGACTGGCTAATAATTCTGTAGCATATACAGAAAAGCCTGACTTTGAAGCGTTTTTAACTGAGATGAAGAATCTATATGAGTCTAAATCTGGAGAACGTGGATTGTTCAGTCGTGTAGCGGCACAAAAGATTGCAGGACGAAACGGTCGTAGAGACGCAGAACATGATTTTGGTACAAACCCTTGTTCCGAGATTATTCTACGAAGTAATGAGTTTTGTAATCTATCAGAAGTAGTTGTGCGTGCAGATGATACGCTTGAAACTTTAAAAGAGAAAGTTCGTAAAGCTACCATTATTGGTACTCTACAGTCTACTCTTACTGATTTTAGGTATCTACGGGTGCGTTGGAAGCGCAACACTGAAGAAGAGGCTCTGTTAGGCGTAAGTTTAACAGGTATTATGGATCATGCAGTTTTGGGAGATGCTAACAATCCCGAACTTGCAACATGGTTAGAGGAAATGCGAAATGTTAGTATTAAAACTAATAAAGACTGGGCTGAAAAGCTTGGTGTTAATGCTTCTGCAGCTATTACTTGCGTTAAACCTAGTGGTACTGTTTCTCAGCTTGTTGACAGTGCTTCCGGTATACATCCTCGCTTTAGCAAGCATTACATCCGCCGAGTACGTTCGGACAAAAAAGATCCACTTGCAGTCTATATGGAGCAAGCAGGATTCCCAGTAGAGCAAGATGTTATGTCGCCCTCTTCTGTGGTATTTAGTTTCCCAGTGAAGTCACCCGAGTCTAGTACTTGTGTGAAAGAAGTGGGGGCTATGGAACAATTGGCATTGTGGAAAACATATCAGAATTACTGGTGTGAACACAAGCCGAGTGTAACTGTGTACTATACTGATAGCGAATACTTTAAGGTAGCACAGTGGATATGGGACAATTTTGATTTATGTTCAGGCATTAGTCTATTACCGACAAGTGACCACGTATATCAACAAGCTCCCTATGAAGATATTGACGAAAGCCAATATGAAAAACTAGTGGCAATAATGCCGCAAAACGTGGATTGGGAAGAGCTATCTCAATTCGAAAAAGAAGATAACACAACCGGATCACAAGAACTCGCCTGTGTAGGCGGGGCATGTGAAATTGTATAATTAAAGGACATTATAATGACTGAAGTAACTGAAAATGAAGTACAAACCATCTCTATGAACGACAAAGAGTACAAAGTAGAGGATCTTACCGATAAGGCCAAGTATCTAGTATCACAAGTACAAGATATGCAGGCGCAAGCAAATCAAGCTCGTGCACGTCTTGACCAAATTGAAGTAGGTATTCGAGGCTTTACAGGCTTGCTACAGGAAGAGTTGGAAAACCCAGCTCCGACTGAGGACGCACCCGTTGAAGGTGAGATAGTACAGTAAAACGAAAGGGGCCTTGAGCCCCTTTCCTTTAAGGAATTTTTAAATTCGTATAAAATATTTTTGAAGTATATCACTATGAAGGTGTGTTATTACTCCCTTTCGAGAGTTGCAACCCTACTACGTAATTGTTGGATTTCTTTAATGAGCATAGGTACTAACTTACTGTAGTCTACGCCCATCATTTCGTCGGGGTCTTCTGGTGCTGATACTGCTTCTGGTGCAACCTCAATTAGTTCTTGCGCAATCATGCCGTAGTCTTGATGCTGACCGTCTGCTTTCCAATCAAACTTGCGCACTTTAATAGCGTCTACTTTGCTACCTGCGTCATCAGCGTCTGCGATGTTTTCTTTGAGGCGTTGGTCTGATGAAGTGTTGTAAGCAACTGCCGTTGTAGTGACATCTATTCCTGATACAAATACCCCTGCCCTTCTGAAATTAACGGTTCTGCCATTTGACCCCATTCGGTTGAGATACAACGTCTCACCGTCAGCTACGGCAACATCAACTCCTCCCCCACTAAGAGCAACGCCATTTCCGCTGCTGTTATTGTGAGGGGACGAATCAGTAGTACCCACCAA